CAATACAGTAAATCCTTGTTCAACGTAGGGAACCATAGAAGGTATAAAAGCACCTATCAACGGCAAACTTAAAACTACAGCAAACCATTCATCTTTCCATGAGGTTTGTGAGGCAGCAGCTTGTTGAGTTTCCCAATCACCGTCATTTGTAATACGGCGTAACTTGGATTCATGTACAGCTTGCTTTTCAGCAGCTTTATTTTTAAGGAAAGTACCAGCTATATTAGCTATAGGGCCAATGAGAGCTTGTAACATAATACACTCCTTAAAGATAAAGCTTAGGGGCTACCGTAGTAACCCCCAGCTAAATAGTTGTTACTTAGGAACAACCAAGGTAAGACCAGCTTCAGGACGAAGTACAGCTTTGCCGTACAAGGTGTCTGAAGTAAACAGGTTAGCAAGGAATTCTTGCTTGTACTGTGTCTGAGAACGAACACCTACTTGCTCTGCAAGAGTCAGTGCGTCACGGTGTACCAAAAGAGCACCTAAGCTATCTACAGCACCTGAAGCACCGTTATCGGAAGCAGTTTCTACTACAGGGCAGTTAGTACTTACATAAATACCAATACCGTATAGTTCACCAATCTGTCCACCTGTTACTTTGCCATTGTTAACAAAGTCAGAGCTAACGTAGCGATCAATACCCATGATCGTGTTACGCACTGAAGGAGGAATGATAAAGCTACGTCCGTCCATAGGTACGTCTTCGTCATCTAGCTTCTGGATTAGTGCTCTAAAGCCGCCATCAGTAAAGATGTCAGCAGGAACAACAGTGTCAGCTACATAAGTAGTCAAAGTAGCAGCACCGTTGTTAATAAAGAACGTACCGCCATTGTTCAAGTAAGTAGTACTAGTAGTACCTGATGCACCTAGGCCAGTAGCCAAGCTGTGTAGGTCAGTATCTACTTGCTTTGCGAGAGCATAGCCAGCGTCCTCTGTATAGAACTGACGCAAAGAAGACAACGCCTGTACGTCTGTAATGTCTTCAATTAAACGTGAGTATTCAAAGTGACGGTTAATAGCTACCTGTACTTCGCCTTCTGTGCTTGCCTGTACTGTTACAGCAGTCTTAGCTGCTTTAGCATGGGCATCGCCACGGACAGGCTTAGGCACATGGATTGTGTCGCCTTTCTTACCTGACATAGACATCTTCTTGACTAGGTTAGCCAATACAAGATTCTTTTGGTATGCAGCAATAATCTCGTCACTCCAGATTTCTGGGATGAAAGTAGCTGCGCTAGTGTTGTCAACAAACCCGCCGGTTGCTGGATATGTGGAATCAGTCATAATAAATATCTCCTAAGATATATAATTAGCGTACCCGTTTCTCTGCGTATGCTTGCAAGATTTCTGGTGCAAGCTGTGCGTAGCGATCAGGGTCTTTTTGCATAAGGTTAATAATGTCTGCGCGTCTATAGATCTTCTTTGGAGATGATTCACCACTACCACGGGCATTGCCTGTACTAGCAGCTTTTGCAGATTGTTTACGAGCTTGTTGCTCTACTTGGGCAGTCTGTTGTACTATGTTCTGTCGCTCTTTCCAATTACTGAAAAGTTCGTCTGCGGCATCGGTGTTGTACTGTTGATCTGCTTCAACAAACAATCTAGTCCTAGTTGGGGATGCTTGAATCCATTCAGCAAACTTAGTATCCTGTAGGATAGCTTCCATCTCTGGATGCTTACCTTTTAGTGTTGCCATTGCGTTGCTTTGGCGATACTGGCTTGTGACTGCTTCAGCTTCCTTTATCTTAGGATGGTTCTGAATCATTCTATTTACAGCCTCATTAGGGTCTGTAAAGAAGTCTATTTCTTCGTCTTCTTGTTTTGGTGCTGTTTGTTCCGGTGTGAGTTGTGTCTGGATATAAGAGTCTACAACTTTTCTCAATTCACCTACTTCAGAACTTTGCCTACCCAATAGCTTTTCAGCTTCTTGGTGCATCTGTGCTAGTTCCGATACAGATTTGTTTTGATACTTATCTGGAAGCTCAGGTTCCTGTTGTTCAGGAGTTGCCTGTTCTTCTGCTGGGGCTTCAAACTGACTTAACTGTTCTTCTACCTGTTGTTCTTCTTGCTCTTGACGCTCAACGTCTATAATCTTAGCCATTATTAACTCCGTACCTTAGTATTATGGAGAACTTTATTATAACGGAGGGGTTAACTAATACCTTGTTTCCGTTCGTATGCGATCTGTTTCACTCTGCGTTTAGCCCACTTATCATATGCATCAGGGAAGTCTCCACTGATACCTTCTAAGTTAGACCTTACAGGTGAAATAATACGCTTTGCGTCCAAGCCACAGCTGCACCTAGAAGTTGTGACATCGGACTTTACTAAATCTTCAAACTTCTGCCCACAAGGACATCTGAAATCAAACAGCCTCATCTTCAGGCTCTCCTTCAAGAGCTTGCTGATGTGAACTATCAATCTGTGTTTCAAGATTAAAGAGTGTACCTAGGATAGCCAATTGACCTTTACGGAAGTAAAGATTATTACCATCTTCAGTAAACTCTACTGAGTTGATTTGTTCAACATTACCTCTTAAATCTGAAATTAGCTGTTTCCAGCCTTCCGATCTAAACATAGCGAAGTAATTATCAAAAAAAGTTTCAAATCTTTCTCGACAAGTTAATTTATGGTGAGCTCCACATTTAGGGCAACATTTTAAATTAGATTGAAGATCTTCTTTGTAAATTAAGTTTTTACATCCACAAGTAGTCCAAAGATTTCCATCAGATTTCGAAGATTTTTTTTCAAAAAGA